GTCCCATCACAACCGTCCCAACCGGGATAGCAGCCAAGAGTGGTGATATCAAGAGCAATGCTAGTGAGAATGCGACGCCACCCACAACGAGTAACAAAGCACCGGCCAACATACCCACTAGCGCTGGGCCGACCACCGACGGTTGAATCATGAGCGCTACATATAACATCCCAGCTAGCACAGCCAGAGCCATGGCAATACCAACAAACCCCTTCACTAGTGCAGTGAAGGGCACCATCATCATTATCTTCGTTACGAGCACCATTCCAAGTGCTAGTATTGCCATTGGGGGCAGAAGCATCATCGCGATGAGAGTAAACTTTAATCCAGCCTTAAGAATATCGGTCGGCTTGATCTCGCCTACCTTCTTGAGCAATTTTTTGAGGCCGTCCCAGAAGCCACCCTTCTCTCCACCAGGGGGAGCCTTGGGGGTCTTAACTTTCTTTGTGATGTCACCGGTCGACTTGCTGAACAAGCTGGCTATCTTTCCGAGGATCGCACCCTTGAGACTGTTAAGCGCTGCAGTCAACATCATCTTAGCAAAGATGACGCCCAAATACATTGCACCGATCTTCATGATGGTGCCACCATGCTTCTGGAACACTGCGGCTAAGAGATCTACAACGGCGGCGACGAGCGAAGGCGCAAGCTGAATCAGTTGCGCAAACATGCTCTCAAACATGCCAACTAGAGTCGAAAAGAAACCGTCACCCCCAAGGTCAGGTGGGTTGCGAATTTTATCTGCCAAACCCGAGATAAGGTCGATCATCTTCTTAGCCACAAACGGAATGGCCTGAGTTATGATGCCACCGATCGCGGTGATGATCTTCTTAAACCCATCGGTAATGAGCCCTAGGGCGCTTCCTGAACCACCCCCACCAAAGAATTTCTTGAACTTATCCCCGATTGCCTTAATAAACGTCTCAAACCCAGCCTTTGGATCCGTTGAAAGCGACTTGAAGAAGTCTTTGAAATCACCCAAGATAGCATCAGTGAACGCCTTGAACACTTTAGGATCAAACAGCTTCTTTATTCCCTCACCGAGCTGAGACATACCAGGAAATAGCTCAAAAAACATCTTGCCGAGCTTAATACCGAACTGGTACACGACCTGCATTGATGCCCGAATGTTTGAAAAGGCCTCCGACCACTCTCCAGCTGATGCGGCACCCTTGGAGAATCCTTGTGAGAACGCATCAAAGAATGAATCAAAGCCGCCCCCAGTCTCCGTTACCTTCTCGATAGCATCCGCCATCTTAGACAAGGCTTCTTCCTGAGACATTTGTTCGTCCGCGGCATCTTCACCAGCAGCCTCCAAATCACCGTATGAAGTCCCCATGTTCTCGTTGGCGAACGCGGCCTCCAGGGCGGCACCGGTGAGACCGGTCTGTTCCTCAAGAAGTTTTCTCTCTTGCCTGGTCATATCGTCCAGACTGTTCCCAGCTTCAAAGAAAGAATCACGTAAAATATCGATTCGTTCGGCCGGAGACTGGGCATTCATCATCTCCATCGCGTCGACGTTCATTCCAAACGATTGGGCAAGCATGGAGGCACCCTCTGCAGCACCCTCAAAGTTATCGAATTTATCGATAACCCCCATCATATCGCCGATGTCCATACCGAGCTTCCTGGCGTACACAGATGTTGCCGCCATCTCAGACTGGGATAACGAACCAAAGTTGGAGAAGTCGGACGTCATCTCACCCATATCCTTTGATATGAGTTTAGCGCTGATACCAAATTGAGCACCCATCTTGAGAGACAGGCTAGCCGTCTCCGCCAAAGTATCAGTCAAGGTCTTCCCAGATGCTAGCGCCGTGACAGCCATTCCCTTCATAGCGTCTTCGGAGAGTCCCATCCCCTTCTTGAACATGAGAATCTCAGCGGCCGACGAAGCAAACTCAGCGGACAATAAACCAAACGTTGCTCCCAGGGCAGAAGCTGTCTCCTGTAAATCTTTCATCGCAGCGGCAACGCCGTCGGGGCCCATACCGTATACGCTAGAAAGAGACAGACCGGTGCCGGCTAAGTCGCCAGACTGGGATTTCAGGTCACCCAAGCCGGACACAAGGGCGGCGCCCTCATTCGATGCCAGACTACCAAACTCCGCTCGCACATCCTCCATGGCCCGCCGCAAGCCTTCCCCAGCCGCTGCCATGTCATTGGCCATTCCAATCATGCCGCCCAACATAGAGAACGGTGCCATGAGAATGGCTGTACCGATTCCCATCACCCCACTGGTAACAGATCCCAGGACGGCATTTAAGGCACGGGCTTGTTCGGCACCTGCCTTAAATCCGTTGATCAAGCCGGCGCCGAGACCGATTGCAGCACCCGTACCGGCATCAAGGTTCTTAATAACCTTCTTAAATGCCCCTTCGGACTTTGCGGTTTCTTGAGTTACTTGGGCCTGACTGCTGGCGACTTCTTGTGCTAATCCAGAGGCTTCCTCTAGACTGGAGTTAATTTCACCCAGCCTGTCATTCATGCCCTCGAGGTCTTCACAGTCTAGAGCCTTACATAGCTCCATTGCAAATTGGACCTGTCCCTGGATCCTCGAAGCATTTGCATCCAGGAGAGCGGCACGCTCCTTCAGAACATCATTAATCTGTTGTTGTATCTGAAGATTTTTTGAGTCGTCAGCCATTTAGGATCCTCAAGACCATGCGCGGGGTATCATAACTAATTATCACCTGCGTTGTTTTTTCAGCTCTTAAAGAATCCAGTCCATACCTGTTTGTCGATGAAATATTTCAGCTGCAGCATGCTTATTTTCGATAAGCCTCATAATTCGCGCCAGCTTTGCGTTTGGATTTTTTAATTCTTCATAGAGAGCCTTAGAAGAATCTAAGACGCTACGTGTAGCTTGAAGCTTACCTGTGTCACCCACAATCTTAGTAGAGGCTTTTTCACCCATGATATACGCTGCCGAAGCCGCGAAGAATTTCTTTTGTTGCTCAGTTAGATTCATAATACCCATCCTATGGATTAATTATGCACTTCTAAGTAAAACGCCTGAGCTTTGACGGTACCATTGACCGGTGGCGACTCATTAATGATCTAGCGTCTGGCGTATTATGGTGCGCGGCTCTAGAACTGGTGCCATCCTTTGATCCTTTAATTTCTTTATTAATCCGTCGGATAAACCAATGACGCTGCCATATCGGTAAGTGATACGACTCGTTATAGGTGAAGCCCATGTAATACATGAGCAAAAATATCTGCTCTAGATAATGCTCTTTATCACTCGGTGTCAGGCCAAAAAAACGTGGCCCCCAGCGGGAGCCGTACCTCCGAATGCTCCAGACAAGACGGACAGTCCATCCACGCTTTCATTTCGATACCGGGCTCAGCACGATCGATATGACGACGAAGAGCTAATGAGTCTCTGGCGGGCATATTCTGAATAAACATTGCAATCTTATTTTTATCATTCACAGTCGCAATAGAGATAATGGCGTCCTGTAAACGCATCGTCACTAGATTATCTGACTGTTGACCTTGCTTCTTGCGTCGTTCTTGAGTCACCATAATGTCCTGCTCATCGATGCCTGTGAGGAACTTATAACGAATCGACTTCTTTGTGACAGGAAGTTCAAACTCAAACAGGTTAGCGCCTACGGCCACCGGTGCAGTCTCTAACCGATTAATCTTTAATTCTGTTAAATCAAAAGCCTGTTTCGATCTCTCACTACATGATGGGCAGTCCACTTCAACATTATATGACGAGCCGTAACCAGTTACTCGTAAAGCTACCATCAAAGCATTCCGATCACCAGAAAGCATCTCATCCACCCTAATCTCCTTGTTAATCAAACAGGACTGTAATAGATGAGTGATAACAGTGCCCTTTTTGATCAAGGCTTTAGAGGTTAGAATATCTTCTTCCTTAGCCGTCATTGCTCTAATCTGTACAGTCTCTTGCCCATGAAGTGGAGACTCTGCAGGATATACGACTCCCTGTGAGGGCAATGGAACGTTCTCCACCGGTACCTCATAACCGAAGTCTTCAAGCATTACATTTTTACGAGGCATCATCTGGCCGGCTTGGCCAAATATCTCGTTTCGTTCATTTCGTTCATTTCGGGTCGTTGGTTCGTCGGACACGTTTTTCCTCACATGATTACTAATATACCAGCATATGCCTTACATAACTATCACCTATGTGCAGTTCGGTGTAAACAAAAAAACCCCTCACGAATGTGAGGGGTTTTTAAAGGCCTGGAGATTATCTTAAGACTAGTACTGCAGCACGCAGTTATCAAAACGAATCGATAATGAAATCTCAGTAGGATCTTCACCAGCATAGTCAAGATCACCAAAAGCGGCTGATGTCAGAAAGCATCCCTTGAGATCCCATAGCTCAACTACTGTTCCAACAGGATCTAGCAGCTTAAGCTGGCAATCCCGCTTGTAAAAGTCAGCGTAGCCTGCCCGTCCCGAAACGGACTCAAAGTGTGTGCGTACCCATTCCATGACCTGTTGTGCCCCAGAGGGTGCAATAGGGTCGTGAAGTGTTACAGAGATCGCATCAAACTTCGTTTTTCCGGCAAGGTACCGGGTCGAGTTCATATAAGAAACTTCTTGCTCCGCCGTATTGATTGTTGGGCGGGCAGCAGTTTTCATGAGGAAGGAATCGAGTCCTTCAATTGCGAACACCCATCTAAATTTGCGCTTTGGCTCAAACTTATTTGGGAGCATATCAGTTACTGAGAGTGTTTCGGCCATTTCTTAATCTCCATGATGGTCTAATTTAAATATTCATCTCGACGAATTTACTACCGTTAAATATTCGCGCCCTTGTTCGTAACCACGAAGTCGAGCGAGATGAACTCCACAGCTCTGGTGGGCTGGAGGAAAATCTTGCCTCTAATGGTGTTATTTTCCACGTCTGCCTGAGTTGTAGTCGTTGTGTCAATGACAACCTTGAACCTGTCTAGTCCCTGCTGTTGCTGAATTCTAGCCAAGATTGGTTGCACCGCAGCCGAAAACTTCGCTAAAGTATCCGCTCGGTTGGGTTCGAATAGAATCTTGTTGGCCACGCCACGTACCCGTCGGCGAATCGAGATCAGGAGGCGCCTGACATTAACCCGATCCAGGGCACTCTGTGCTGCTAGAAGCGTCTTCTGTCCGAAAGCCACAACCCCGGGGGTGTGGGGGAAAGATGTGATGGGATTAATATCAGCTTCATAAAGCTCATCTAAATTATCACGACTCATCTTCACCATCGATTCAATAACTGACTTGAGCGCGCCTCGTGTGAAACCAGCCGGAGCAAACCAGGGATGAGCAACTGCATCGTTATGAGCGTATGCCCCAATGATAGAAACAGATGGGGGACACTGAACGTTTGTTAGCGTCGCTGGGTCTGTTATAATCACATCAGGGAAATATGCAGCTGCAAAGGATGAGTCCAGGTTTCTGCTAGTAAAAGCCTGTGCCGTATTTCCAACACCTATCTTCTGGGCCGATCCTGTGACGACATTGTTGACTGTATCTCTCTCTTCGATATCCATGATGTACATGGCATCAAATCGTTCTTCCACTGCATCTATTGCATAGTCAGTGACCGTTTCATGGCGAACACCAGGTACAGCTAATAACTTGATGTCTGCATTTGAGCGTTGCTCTAATACATCGATTGCTCTTCTATATGCCTGTACCGTCGGGCCGTCCACACCACCTTGGGCGGCTGAATCATCAACTTCTCTCTTAATGGCAGCGTTAAGGAACTTTGCCTTATCTTCATTAAAGATATTGACCCCGTCAAACCCGCCTTGCACAAAGAACGAGAATTTTAGATATTTTCTAGCAGAAAGAGATGCAAAGTCCTTCTTGACATTCAAGAACCTTGAATTACCCGAAGATAAATCTGAATCATACTGTAGAACACCATCACGGCGATACTTAGCTCGAGCCCATTCCTTCGAGTCGGGAGTGTCTGCAGAGCTGGTGCGTACCTGTACTCGTTCGAGTGTGAACCTATTGTTGTCAAAACGATCACAGTCTAACACAGTCCCGTTAGAGTCTGCTATACCCGCGTTGTCACCAACCCAAGCATGCCTTCCGGAATTATCGTAATTGGGGAAATACCTTGTCCAACTCGACATCGAGTTATCAATGATGTTATTCTTATTGGGCTCTATCTGACTATCATCCACCTCAAACTGGGTACCCCAATATAGGGCTGCATCGACCTTACGCTTGGGATCCCGCCCAACAGTGAGATTACGGCGCATAGGTAGCGGGGGTTGGACGACGCGGCGCAGAACATCCTGGCCTGCTGCACCGGATAACGGATTGATAAGAGCGCCCTTCTTTTCATGATAGTCCTGATTATTATTATTCTGCTGTGTGGGAGCAGAGGTGTTCCAGGGACGCTGAGCTTGCATAATCGAGGAACCGGAAGTCACCAAGTGACGAGGGCCTCGGACCCCTACCGGTAACGCGGTCGCATCGATTAGCCCATTGGATACCTCACTGTCTATTTCAACCCGAATATTTTTTGACATGTTCGGGAATAGGCCTTCGATCACGAGCTTCTGAGCACCGGCGTTCTTATCAAAATCATAGTAAATGTTGCGATCACCTATGATACGACCAATGTATCGTTCATTACTAGGATCAAGACTGAGCTTAAGGAATTTCTCGATTGCCACCACGTTTCGATCGTTGTCACTCCAGGATCTTATAATCAGATCAAACGTGCCGTATTGGTTTTTTACTAATGTATTTGTGGGCTTATTCAAGTTCTCAATGGAGATCTTGAACCGATCGTTGGCGATTGCACCATCATCGAGCACATGAATCTTAAAGAGGTTCTTCGCTTTACCGCCGAAGTTTTGAGATGTTACCCACGGAGACACAGCATGCGTAAAACGATTTTCATATGCCTCGAAGTCCGGAACACCGGTGTCGCTAGCGTTACGGCTCAAAGAACTCGTTAGCAAAAATGCAGCCGCTTCAATTCCACTTGATGCCGCGGCCGACTTGCCACCAGGAGGAGAGTTCTGAACGGTAAGACCCGAACCGGTAACCACTGCGTACTGAGGGTATACATTCCAGTGGGCGTATAAATAGTGACCGGCATCTTCAATAAGAAGTGGGTCCGTATTAAACACATTGTGGAAATAACTGGGTGATTTTGGATCAAATGACGCCGAGATTACGTTAGTATAACCTGCAGGTGCCTTATATCCATTTAATAGCATCACAAATTGCTGGCCGGAATTGGAGATGTTAACATCACCCCAAGAATACCCACGATCCGCGGTGGTTGAATTGGCTAGAGTGAACTTTCCTGGTAGAGTTCCACTAAAGAACACACCAGCTGAACCGGCTCCAGCAGGATTAGGATTATTACTGGGTGCCCAAGAAGAAGATAGCGACAGCAACACACCAGACGGCACCATTAAGACGCCTCGTAGGATCGGCTGTGCAGATTTCGGGAAAGCATCACCGTCTAGGGTGATCGGTGCAGCTCCATTGCTTCCAGTCAGCCCTCTACCGCCACCTCGGATGCCAGCTTCTTTGAATATTCCTTGATATGCAACCTCAGCGCTGGTAGCAGACGATGCTGACATGAAACATCCCAACATATAAGTGCGACCAGGTGCACCACGCCATGTGGTAACTGTTCCACACTCTGGGTTGGCGCCAATATTTCCGTTAGGCTGGACCTGTTTGGCTCCCACCACGAATCCCGCTCGAGTAACTGCTCCGGTGGAGGTTCTTCTTTGTCCGTCACCTACACCCAGGATTCGCACATAGGTACCAGCTTGAGAATTTTTCATCCATTCATTCATCGCCAGAGGACCAAACATCTCTCCGTTCGTTGCGCCGAATGTTTTGATGAAGTCCTGATATGTGGCGACAGTGATGGGTACAAACGCGGGACCACCTTGGGCGGTTCCAATAATCCCAGCAGGTATACCGCTAGGTCGTACCTGAGTTGGTCCGGAAAGATCAATCTCTCGAGTACTTACTCCGGCGCTTTTAAAGGTCAGTTCAGCCATTGGTTATTGCTCCTACCGTGTGCGTTCTTATATAGGTATTCATTATTCAAAACTCACACCACTATTTGTTATAATAAAGTCAATGGAGATAAACTCGACGGCTCTTGTCGGTACCAGGATTATACGCCCATTCAACTTGTTGGCTTCAACGTCCTCCGCAGTGTTATTGCTATCATCACATACAATCTGGAAGCTTTCGATTCCAGCCTGTGATTGAACTAGTGCCAACAGGGGTGTAATCTGTCCAACGAACTTAGCTCGAGTAGCGGCATTGTTAGGCTCAAACAAGATCCTGTTTGCTACCTGAACAACTTGCCTTTTCACTTCGAGCAACATCCTTCGGACATTTACTCTATCAAGAGCAGATCTTGCGAGTTGCAATGTCTTCTGCCCGAAAATCACGAATGTAGTCCTAGCACCGCTGGTGGGGAATGATGCAATCGGATTGATTCTTGCATCATACAGCTCATCACGATCTCCGGCGGTGAGCCGCACTGAAGTATTTGTTACAATATCAAGCGCGCCTCTATTAAATCCAGCCGGTGCGAACCAAGGATATCCCACCTTATCGTTGAATCCGATTGCTGCTACAGCGGCCACCGAAGAGGGCACCGGCACTCGCCTATTGCTCATCTTGTCGTCAATCACTACATCAGGGAAATATGTCGCCGTGTAATTATTGTCCACAGCTCTAGAAGCAAATGCCTCAGCTGTTTCGCGAACGTCTGGTTTTGCCTTGCTATCCGCGTAAAGCCTCGTTGAGTCTTCATCATAAAATGGAATATCCATAATTGACATAATCATTGAATTGGCCTTCGCACCGTCGGCTGCAACATCCGTTACGAGGGTATCTCTAATTCCAGGAATTGCTAGCAAGTTTGTGTTAACCGTCATTTCATCGGTCATCATGCGTGCTGCGGTCCTGTAAGCAAATACACAGTTATTGAGCTTGAGAGTCCCAGCGACATTACCATCAGCCAAACCTGAATCAGAGTAGTCTTCGGCGGCTTTTCCGTCTGTGTCCACTGCTGAGGCCTTGTCATTCATATAGAAATTATCTTTATCTAATATGTTTAGGCCATCCCATCCACCATAGAATACGGTGGTGAACTTGTTATAGTCTGTGAACCTGTTAAAGTGTACCGATGAAGAATTTAATAGCGTCGCCATCGTAATCCGATCACGTGTCGTAGCAATCGGATCTGCAACTAGTTGTCTCTTAGCACCCGGTATACCATTTCGAATATAGCAGGTTTGAATCATGTGTTCCTTGGCGGTACCGGTAACATCAGTGATATGATTGTTAGAATCCAGCGTGTTATACAGAGCTATACGAGCCATCGTGAACTTATTATCATTAAACACGTCGACGGCGCTACCTGACACCAGCATATCCATCTTCGAGATTCCCTGGAACCTTGTGTAAGCTCGTATCAAGCCATTCTGTACATTCGAAACGTTGGTGTTTAGGATTGAGAAGTCGACTGACGATGTCTGCGGTAACCTGGTTGACTTAATGCCCCAGTAATAACGAGAATCCACCTTCTCCTTAAGGCCCTGCTGGCCCAAAACAGATGGTACAACGCCACCATCAACCGCTGCCATC